ACACTATTATTAGCAAGCCCACGATAAGAATAATCATTATACCAAGCACCTACTTTAGCTTCTCGCATTCGCTTGTCTGTCAGGTTAGACAGACTAATCAGAGCAGACCTACGAACACCACCCACTACGACAATCTCGCCGATCATGCACATAATATCATGCACTTCAATGCTCGTCAGTTTCCGTCCGTGTGCGTTTTTGAATGTCTCTATTACAAAGTCAAATAGTTTTGTTAGCGGTTCAGGGCCAGAGGCTCTTCCACCAAAGGTTTTAAGTCTAGCACCTGCTGGTCGAACACGAGAGAAGTCAAATGAAGGTATATCTCCTTCCCAAAGGGAAGATAATAGCTTCTTAAAGGCTTTTGCCCAACCAAGCTTGCTGTCACCAATGACAATAACGTCATCAACGCATGATAGTTCATCTGGGATGATGGGTAGATGAGTTATCTCTTGCCGTTCGCAACTAAAACCCACTCCAGTGCCGTTCATCAGAATATAAAGTGCTTCACTAAAGGATCGTTTGTTATTGACTGCTACATAAGAACAATTATATGCCGCAATGTTATCTCGCTCACACGCCTCGCCAGCACTCATCATCAAGCGCATAGAGGGCATAACTTCAAGGTTAACAATTGCACTTCTCAGGGAAGCTAAGGTATCGCTATCTACTCCTTTGTCCGAAATGAAAGTAATTAGCCTACCAACTGTTTCTTCCCATGACTCCCTGCGACCAAGATCTGGCATGTAACGGGCATACCTTGATTTAGCAATTACTGTTTGATATGTTGTAGGCAACTCATTCTTCGTCATTGTTATCCTCTATCTCAAAACCTTCTATTTATCCGACAAACATCTCAGCCATATTACGAACATAAACGCTGTTGCATACCACAACAGTTCAACGAATAGGTTGTACTGGTAGTATCCCATGATAACACACCCTATCGTGAACGCCGAACAGATAATTGGTGTGAGCAGCACTAGAGCAAATATTAGTGGCTTCAATATTCGTCAGCATCTTTTAAGTCTTGGACAGCACTTACGATAACCGCAATTAGCACACAAAACCCTGCCCCAATGACAAACCCACACCAAAAATCAATCATATACCCTCCTTTAGAACGCTATATCTTCATCAAACGGATCAATGGCGGCAGGTTTCCGAGCCGCTGGTTTTGGTACGTTGTCTTTCAACTTAATACTAAACGACAGAACTGGTGCTTTATCATTCGCCCCTTCTTTCCGTTTCCAGGCACTTACCCAGTAATCAGTACCTCCTACGTTGAGTGATCCTGTAAAGTCTGGGTGTTTCTCGGTTTCTTTTTTGTCATTCTTCCAAACCGCCCCACGATTTTCATTTGAGTATTCCATTTTATCGCCCTTTATTTTCGTTAGCATACCTCGTCATAGCTGTACGCTGGTTAGCACAAAACCTAGTTGTCAATGCTACTCTATTATCTGTATCCAGATTCTTACTTCTTACAAATTTTACTGTCGCTTCTGCTCCTTCCTCGTTAAACAATAATATAGCTTGCTCTGCAATAACACTTAGCGTCATTTGTTGTTCTTCGTCCATAGCCTCCCATGCTCCAGCCGTAGGAGTAATGGGTTGGCTTGGTGGATCTATCTTACGCCGGACTTCCACTTCGATCTCTTCGTCAGGTTCTTTCTTGCTGCTTTTTGGTTTCTTGACGGGTTCTTCTGGCAAATCCTCGCCAGCGTAGATATATAAGCCAAGCCCGTGAACCGCTATACATTTTACCAGACATCGCATCATGGCGGTATTAACATCCATTGAATTAGGGTTCTTTATAGCAACATTTAGATAGTTTATGACCGGAAGCTGCATGTTCATTGTCTTGTTAAATGCAGTTAAAGAACAAAAAACCATAACAGACCCATTAAACTCTTGAGGATTGCCAAAAGTCCAACTGGCGGTAGGGTCAAGTCTCAATAACTGATCCACAGCCCAAGCCCAAGACAAATAACTAAATCTACCTTTTTTCTCAATATGCCCGTTAATGTTAATTGCGGCCAACCTTGTATAATTTGATTCAGTCATTTTGACATCTCCTTTATAAATAATGTTTCTAAATTAGCACTCCAGGATATATATTCTTCCTGCGCTTGCGAGTCAGACAGCCACGCTTCGTATGACTGCTCCATTTCCTCTAAGATTTGCTCCTGCCTTGCATCTTGCTCATCTTGATATACCTCTGCCATTCTACCCATGATGTTCTCCTTAAAAAAAGTAGCCTATTGCCATATTTCGATGCCAACCTTTTATAGACGCGGCTATCTACTTAACAAGTGCAGCTTATGCCCACTAATAACTGGAGCTGACTTGTGATCAATATGGCCTTTTTGTCTAGCGGCTAACCTAAACACTTAAAAGGATGCGTCTCCAGTTATTCCCACGTTAACTTAATACCTAACTTCTACATCGGTGTTGATAATCAACTTATCCAAGTACCACTTCGCTTTCCTTAAATCCTCCACTCCATTTTTATGTTTATACCTAAAAACATATTTTATAATATTGCCCACATAGACAGCATCTATACCAGACAATCCGCTTGTTGCTGCTTCAATAGCTTCAATACATTCTATCTTGCCTTGAGTGTAATGCTTTGGTTTGTTAATCATGTGATTCATGCCAGCATACGCCCTTTCCACTTCGTTGTAAACATCTGTTTCAGTCATCTTATTTTACTCCCAGTAATTAGTTTTAGCAAGTCCAAACTTTCAACAATATCATATATCCACCTAGGATTAACACCTGCTAACTCAGCATGGAATCCATTCCCTCTCAAGTATCGTGCAGCCTGGTTCATCTGCCGTTGGTTTACGATGTGGCGGCGAGGCTCATTCTCGTACTCTGGGTTGAGATCTTCTATTGCTCTACGCACAACGGCAAACATCAACTTGCCCTCTGGCATATTAGGAAACTCTCTCTCTATTTTTCTCAAGGCCATATCTATACGCCTTCTGATAGAAAGAGGATTGTGATTCAGCCCACAAATAACTCCATCTTGATTGCGGTTAACTTGACGTTTCATGCAAAACCCCCGTTTCTCATTTTTTCACAGAACTGTTCAAATAGACTGTCGCGGCTTTGTGAGCTTTTGGAAAGACCACCACTCATAACATGCTCAACAAACTCTTCAAACAGATACCCGTCCTCTATTGCATCGATCAATGTATCTCCGTTGCAGATCATTCTGTCACCACCACAGTTGTTCATAATGTAATCAGAATACTCTGAAGCATACTCACCATTTTGGACCGCCTCTTCAATTTCATCTATATTCATTTCTTCTCTCCAATCATTGATATACCGCAACGGTGTCTGTCTATCTCCCCGTGATTTATGTCGTGTACTATGCAACTCATGGATCTCTGACTGCGATATCCTTTACCCGAATGCCAAGCGTCCTTTGGTGCCAAGGTCTGGAACGATTCACACGTTACACCAGCATATTCTTTTACGACTTGGTGATGAATATGTCCAGTGTACCAATAGCGATGATCTGTTTCACCAATAGCCTTTGGTTGGTCTGACACCATAATACCGAGTAGATGGTCTTGCTTACACTTATCTCCGTGAGTAGAGCCAATCAACACCTTGCCAAACTTATAGTACCAAAAGTCAGCAGGTGATGTATCTACCGTAACCCGTTTATTATTACTAAAATACCCTTGCAAGGCAAATCCTAATGCCATGTGCGAATGGGTGTCGTGATTCCCTTTTACGAATCTTACAACTACGTTCTCATGCTTCTGCAACAGCCTCAAAACCAAGTGTCTAAAGGTGTTGATGGCTACTCCCAGCACTTTATTAAACCTGGTGTCTGAGTCTTGAGTAGTTCCCTTCTCGGTTGTGTTGGATTGATTGTCCGTGTGCAATGTATCTCCCACAGACAGTAGAATTGCTGTACCTGCTGGTGGTGCAGATGCGACTAGCCTATCTACCGCTTTTATCGTGATATTCCTCGCTATGTCCGTATCAAAATCATCACCTGACTCTTGCGCCCAAGCGTACATACCAAAGTGAGGATCTCCTAGGACATAAGCACACAGCAGGTCTTTATCCTTGTGCTTTGGTTTGGCAATAACAGGTGACAAACCTTTAACACTTTCTGCTAATGTTTTGATAACGGTAGCCATAGCATCTTCAACCTTGCTATCGTCCAGCTTGGTTTTTACCCATTGCAATCGAGGCTTACCATCTTCCCCGTAGAGCGTAGAAGTCCCTCTCAGAACCATCGGGTGAGGCACTGAGTTGTTCAGGTCATGCTCTGGACTCCAACCCTGTTTTACTTCAAGCTGTTGGTTGGTCGTACCGATACCACGCCTTTTAGCAATTACGATACGGCTTCTTAGGGTGCATATAGCTAACTTCAGAAATTTGGCCGCTTCTATATTCGACCCATGAAATCGCTCAACTGTATTAACAGCTTCTAATGCAAGCGAATCTGGTAGTGGTGGTGTTGGCATTATATTCTCCTTAGTTTACGATTGAGGGAAAGAACTTACAACATTTCGGTGCGTTTGCTGGTGTTGGAAACCCGTCTCGAACATAACAGGCGAACACTTCACCCTCTTCATCTTCATCTACATGACTAAACTCTGGTGGATTGACGTAGCACTTAAATATGGCATCGTGTGCATTACCTATTTTTCTAAAATACGCACACTCTCCGCAGCAGTCATGGCTAATCTCTACCTTCTTCTTTTTTACCGTCATCATTTTCTCCTAAGATAAGTCAACAATTTTTGGAGACCATCCAGATTTAAGTTTACGCCATCCCCAGACTTCAACTCTCCAACCAGCATCTCTAACCGCAGCGATATTAGCATGATCTGTTATTTTCTTAACCCTGGCAGATACATTCGTGCCAGAAGTTACTTGCAATGCAAGCGTTTCGTCACCTTTCAGTGCTAGTATATCTATAAATCCAAAAAGGTCAACCCTTCTCCTCGCAAATGGATTCCAGTATTCTACAATAGCAACTGACCACCCATCTTCTTTCAAAACTTTAATCGTTCGTTGTGTTGGTGACATACTACCCTTTCCAAGAATTACAAGTGTGTTCGTTTATATTAGCAATAATAGGCAGTTGTTCGCGTGTTAATTTCAAGTCTTTACGACAATGCCACCAATTACCCCTGCTGGACTGACCATACCATCTAAACGTGCAAGATCTGCATGGCTTTGTAGTTTTACATTTACTTTTTTTGGACATTTTCAAACAACCTTTCTAGTATTTTATAAGCAGTCGCTGCCTGGAGAGGCACTTGACCATTACCTATCGCTTTAAGTTTGTCCACCCTATTGGCCACCCCATTAGCCACTCTACCCACGTTGGGTTCAGTTTTCCAGTAGGGTTCTCCGCGTCTTTCGCATGAGCGCATAGATAATCCCTGTTCAGCATGTGCGTGTGACTCTTGCTCCCCACTGGGCCTGCGTCCTTGTACTCTGACGCTCTTGGTGTCGGCCAACCGCGCAAGCAACCACCATCTGTCTCTTTGGTGATTTGCGCCAACATCGGAAGCTCGTATACAACACCATCGAGCATCGTAGCCGAGCGAGGCCAAGTCTCCAAGCACAGTTCCCAACCCGTTACGAAGGATTGCTGATACGTTTTCCAAGAACAGTTCTCGTGGTCGAACCACGCCAGCGATTCTGAGGACTTCCCGATACAATCCACTTCTTGTTTCTTTGCCAACTCCAGCTTGCTTTCCTGCATTGCTAATATCTTGACAAGGGAATCCTGCATGGATGCAATCCACAACTCCGGCGTACTCGGATGGATCAAACAGTCTGACATCTCCTTCCCACACCCGCAGGTCTGGAAACCATCCGTCTTCTGCTCGCTCTCTGAGGACTTTGCAAGCGTATTTTTCCCACTCGACCGCGATGACAGGTCGCTTTCCGAGTATGAGGTCAGCGAGAATTCCTCCTCCTGCTCCGGCGAATAGGTGCATGGTTTTTTCATTCATTAGTCCTCCCTTGTGGTACTCCCATTATGTAGAGCAATTTAATTAAAGAATTTCCCTGCGTCTCCAGGTTCAATTTACGTTTCAACGCGACAGCAGCAGCACGTTTATTAGGGTCAGGGTGATAACTTGATAAAATATCAGTATTTATTAGCTCCCAGATGTTCAGGGAACACGCTTTACGCTGTTCTAAGACATCGCCAGTCCACTCAACAGCCTCAAAGGCTACCAACACCTGCACGAGGGCATTAACACAGCCTAGCGGCACTCCATGCTCTTTGGCAACATTGTAATAATCTCTATTTGTAAATCTAACGCCGACCTCTTGCTTTTGCAGACGAGATACCAAGTCCATTTTGAACGGATCGTAGTTGGGTTTGGCTTTTTTATTGGTCATAATCGCCCCAAGAGTTTTTGGCTGGTGGTGAGCCAATATCATTTGCCAGTTGAACATAGTATTCCATACACTCTGGGTCTTGTTCACACGCCTGTATAATTTCATCGATAATTTCTTGGTCGTATTCCTTAATCTGGTACAACCAGTCCAAGATGTTCTCTTTGTCCTTGTGCCTTTTCTTGAAATCTCCTAGCATCCGATAGTCCAATCCTTGAATGTAAAAGTTTGTTTGTCGAAAATCAACGGGCTTTTGCCTATCCACCCGTTTGCATTACGTTGTGCTTCCACTTTAACAACTGCATCGGGTTCGTTCTCAACCCCGTTCAGTTCTTTATTTTTATTACGCCACACCACGATGACATTTTCCGCTAAATCAGCAATCTCACTCGCCCCTTTCACATCGTGAAGCCCTCCGATTTCTGAATCGGAATTACCTTTCCGTAAGTGAGCTATCAAATGGATATGGGCTTCTGATCGGTGAGCGATTTGTTGAATATCATCAACCAACCTCTTCTGTCTGCCGTAATCGTCTGGGCTGATACCACACTTCATCAGGGAATCAATTAGAATATGTTGAACGCCTAGTCTTTCAATGGCGAATCGGCAAAGTGCTGGTATATCTTGTGGTTTTAGAGATGATTGTTGGTCGTAGATCCACAGCTGTTCTTTGGCAACATCTACCCATTGCCTCAACAAACTAAACTTTGGTGAGTTCTCGTCCATCCCCTCAAATACATTCCCAACAGATTGCAATAGCATACGGTGCAATACTCGATGCGGTGGAAACTCTGGCGAGATAATAAAGACCTTTTGCCCGTGAGCATCCATCAGATGCTCTAGGATTTGTGAGGCGAGCATTGACTTGCCATGACCTTTGTATCCTGCCCAGACGGTCAATTCTGACTTCCTAAACTCAAAATTGCCCGACATACTATGAAACGGCATAGAAAGCCCACGTTCACCACCACCACAGATCAATTCTTTCAGTTTATCAAAGTATTGACCAGCATCTTTTATGCGGTGGATTTGCTCTTCATCCATAAACGCAGTTAAATCAACCTCGCCCACCAGGTTAGGGAAGTTCATAATGACGTTTTCAATCTGTTCTTTACCACGCTCTACCGACCTGTTATTCATATTTTTCCACCTGCTAGTTGGATCGCCGCACTAATTCTACCAATTATTTTTGCAAGCTGCAAGGATTCATGCTTATTTAACACATCTCCACGCTGGACAGCTTTGCAGAGCAATAATCCGTGAGTCAGGTCATCGGATAATAACCGTAAGACATCGTAAGGGTTGAATTTTACCTTTTCTTGGGTTTTATGGTGATACCCGACATTCTCAGGCATCAGATCGGCCAGTGTAAACCCTGCGGAGGCCACTACATCACCTACCGGACACCCACCAAAGCAATGGACTAGTATTCTACCGTCCCCGCCGTCTGAGATTGACAGAGAGGGGCTGTTATCCTTGTGATTGGGACAACAGGCAGTCCAAGATCCTTCACCAGACTTTCGTACCTTCTCCAATGACATTAAAAAGTGTTCAATATCCATTATTCCCACGCCTTTCTGATTGTTGATGACGTATATTCATCCTCCCAACCTCTATC